CCAGGAACGGCGCCCCCACCAGCGGCGCCGCCCGCCTGACCAGATCGCCCGGCACCGTCATCCGCATCAGAACATGCCCGGCGTGGTCGCGGGCGTATAGCTGACGGCGCAGGCCGGCTCTTCGTTGAAGTCGCGGGGTCGGATGATGGCCGTGGCCTTCGTCCTGTCTCCCTCGGTAGAGGCGATCCGCGCATCCATCAGGGCGCGCTCGATGACGTTGGGATCGGCCACCCGAACGACCGACAGATCGATCTCCGGCGGCTCCTCGGCGGCGTCAGCGGCCGCCTCGATTACCTGATCGACATTGGCGATGGTCAGGCGCGCCTGACCGAACGGGCTGTCCTGGCTTGCGCCCGCCCAGCCCAGTTGAAACGGATAATGGACGTGTTCCACGCCATTGGACGTCAGCCCGCCCGGCCAGTCCGTGACGTTCAGCGGTTCATCCAGCCCGTCGCTACGGATGGTCACCAGCTGCGCCACGGCGTCCGGCTCGCCCCTGAACGCCGCCTCCACCATCGCTTCTGTCACATCGGTCATCAGGCGGTCTCCAGCCAAAGGGCGACGTCCATGAGGTGCAGAGCGCCCCGCGTTTCGCTCAGGCGCGGCGCCCCGTCGGCCGCCCAACTGCCGACGCACAGCCGCTCGCTGCCCGGCTCCACGATCCAGAAGCTCCTCGCCGTTGAATGGAAGGCCTCAAGCAATGCGCGCTGAACGACGTCGCAACGGATCTGGCCGGACAGTTTTCTCGCGGCGTCGGCGGTGATGGGGCGCGACATCGGGCGCCCCGGCCCGGCGTCGAACTCGATCTGGCCGGGCTTGGGCTCGAAGCTGGCGCCGACGCCGAAGTCCCGAATGGCTCCCGGCCACGACGGCCGCTTCAGGTCGACGTTGGCATGCAGGCCGGGCGACCACAGGAGCGGGCTCTGCGAGCCCTGCGGCGCCTCCGCGATCAACGGCTTCAACAGCACCGCCTCAATGGCCTGCCCGGACCCCGTCGCCCGGCCGCCCGCCTCGACTACTGCGCTGGCAGCCGAGGCAGGCCGCTCGATCCGCGCCCAGGCGCGATAATAGGTGTCCAGCAGCCCGTCGCGGGCGACGCCCCAACTGGCGAGCGCCGGCCGCCGCACATTCAGTTCATGCGCCATCAGCACGGCGCCGGCGGCGTCAAAGAATACCAGGCGGGCGAAGGGCGGGACGGCGGCCCCGGCGACAAACGCCGCTGTCGCCACAGAGACCTCTATGACAGAGAATCCCTGGACGTCGGCACGCGCGGTCGACGCTGGCGTGACGGCGAAGGATTGTCCGGCGCTGCTGGACGTGCCCGAGGCGCGAAAGACGCCCCGGCCGGGCGCGCCGCGCACCGCCTCATCCTTCGCCAGGGTCATGCCGGCCGTGGCGGTCCAGCCGCTGACGCCGTCAAGGGCGCCGGCATTGGTCAGTCGGTTGGTCATTGCGGCTCCCGATCAAATCCCTAGCCGCGACGCCTCGGCTGGGGCGTCGCCCGCTGCGCCCGCGCGAGGCTCCCGTCTTTGCCCGCCTTGGCCAGTTGGCTCTTGAAGAGCGGTTCAAGCTCCAGTTCGAGACCGCCGCCCGCATTTTGCGACAGGCGGCCGGTCATCGGTTCCGAGCCGTAGTTCTTGATGGTCAGGCCGCCGAGGCTGACGTTCATGCCGCCGCCGCCGGCGGCCGCCTGCCTCGCCCGGTCATGCTCCATCACCTGCGACCCACGCGGCAGCCGCAACAGCTCAGGGCCCCGTTCCCCGACCCATTTCCAGCCGCCCTCGGAGAAGTCCGTCCCCGCCGAGTGGCCGCTTCCGAACAGCTGCGACAAGGCGCCGCCCAGATCGACGCCGCCGCTGCTGAAGCCGCCGCCCAGAGATCTCAGGAAGGCGCCCCAATCCAGCTCGCCGAGGGCGTCGCCAAGCTTGACCAGCCACTTGTCCGTGGCCCGGTCCAACTGATCATAGAGAGCATCCCCCAGACCGCTGCGCTTGATGTCCAGCAGCATATTGCTCGTCCAGGCGCGGCGGGCGCCCGTAAGCGCCGCATCCAGCTCTTCCTTGATTTCGCGTCCCGCCTGTTTCAGGCCCTCGCCGCGATTCAGGTTGCCGCGCTGTTCGATCTCCCTGGCGCGCCGCTGAATACGATCGGCTACGCTCAACCGGCGATACTCATCTTCGTCACCCGACAGACGCGCCAGGTTCAGCCGATGCTCCGTCTTGGCGTCCGCAATCGTCCGTTTCAGTGCAGCGGCGCGCGCCTCGACCAACTGGTTGCGCTGCGCCTCAGCGAGGTTGGTCGCGGTTGCCAGATCATAGCCCGCCTTCTGAAAGGCAAGGATGCGGTCCTCATGCTCGATCCGCTTGCGCTGGTTCTCCAGTGATCGTTCTTCGCCCAGGAGCCGCATCACCTGCGCCTCAGCCTCACGCTGCAGCTTCAGGCCTTCTTCGTCCCTCTGGACCTTCATGGCCTCCAGAAGGCGCTGCTCTTCCTGCGTCGCACGGCTCTTCGCCAGAGCCGCCGCCACGCCGTCGTCTTCCAACTGCCGGATGCGTGCACGGACCCGCGCCTCTGCCTCAAGGTCGCGGACACGGTCCAGATTGTTGGTCGCCTTGGCTTCCTGCAGCGAGAGGTTGGACTGGACATCTTCCTCCCGCCGCGTCCGCTGCAGCAGCTCGCGAGCCTGACGCTCGGCCTCCCGCCGCGCGCGATCCGCGTCCCGCGCCGCCTTGTCCCGATCCTTCTTGCCGGCGTCCTCGCGATCCTTCGCCTCTTGTGCCGCCTGGTTGGCGGCCGCTGAGTTCGCGGCATCCTCACGTTCGCGATTGTCCCAGTCGCGGAGGAAGGTCTCAGTGAATAGCTTCGTCTCCGCCTGCCGGCGGGCGAATGGCGTCGCCGCCACATCGCGGCGAAACTCAAGATTTTCTATTCGCTCATCACGCGTGGTCTGCAACCACTCTCCCAGCTTGGTCCAGTAGTTGGACATGCTGCGGGTGGCGACATCCCAGAAACTGGTCAGTTCATCGACCTTGTCAGCGTGACCGCTCATCGCGCCGGTCAGCGCTTCCATCAGAACCTTCTGCGCCGCCGTTCGATCACCCAGCTTGGTCAGGCTGTCGATCTGGTCGAGTGTCTTCTGATCCAACAGGCCGAACTGACGCGTCATGTCGCGCGCCGCCTTGTCCGGTTCCGACATCGACTTGGCCAGCATTTCGGTTGCTGACTTGGCGTCGACGCCCATGAAAGCCGCATAATCCTTGGTGATGGCGACCAGACCACTCATCACCTCGCCGCCGATTTTACCCGTGGAGACATAGGCTGAGGCCATGTCGCGCGCGGACTTCAGAGAAATGTTTCCTGCCTCCGCCCCCGCGTCAGCGGCGGCCTTCAGCTCGGCGCCGGACATCTTGGCCGTGCGTCCAAGACCGGTCGCGGCCCTGTCCAGCGCCGCTGACGACTTCTCCGCCTGGGCCCAGGCCACAGCCATGGCGCCGGTCGCCCCAGCCAGCAGCCCGGTCGCCCCGACCAGCATCGTCAACGGCCCCGTCAACTTGATGGCCGAGGTCGACCAGGCGTCCAGGATCTGCGGCCCTTGCTGGATCGCGATCATGGCCGGGTTCATGCCCATGGCGGCCGTGGTGAACACGTCCGCCCCCTGACGCGTCAGGTTCAGGCGTGACGCCATGACGTTGCGGCTCAGCCCCTTGCCCTGCCGGTCCAGCGCCGCCGTCGTCTCATTGTAGCGCTGCTTGGCGAGGTTCTGCGCCTGGGCCAGCTGTTCGGTCGTGATCTTTCCCCGCCGAGCCAGAGCGTCGTATTCGGCCAGTTCCTGGTTCAGCTTCTGTTGCGCCGCCCAGGCCGGGTTCAGGCCCTCCAACAACACCTGCGCACGCCGATCATAGGCCTTGTCGGCAGCTTCTAACGTTCGCGCCGAGACTGAGGCACGGGCATTCCCTGCGGACGACGATTGATCCTGAAGCGCCGTCCGTGTTGACCCGCCAGCGATGGCGTTGATGCGATTCTGCATCGTCGTGTCCGCCTGGGCGGCGGCCCTGGCCACCTCGCGCAGGCGCTCGACCTCGCGCATGGCGGCGGCGGCGGCCTTGTCTGACCCGGCCGCCGCCTTCTCATTCATGCGCACCAGCGCGCGCTCTGCGCCCTCCGCCTCACGAATCACATCCTTGCCGCCCTCGGGCTTCAGGCGAATGGCGACCTGTTTGGTGCTCATGTCATCGACTCCGATGCGTAACGATCAGACCAGCCGTCTTCGACCCGGCCTGATCGGCGAGCGTGTCGAGATCCATGCGCTTCCGCGTGGTGATGAACGGCTTCAGTTTGAAGATTGTGATGGTTTTCCCGGCGGGCCCGTACAGCCTTGAACCCCGCCCCTTGGATCGATACGGCCGCGCGACGCGGCCGGGGCCGAGCATGGCCTGGTCGGCAACCAATGCGGCATCACGTCGACCGGGGATATAAACGAACCTCAGCCGGATTCCGGTGCGACGCTCGAAACCGCCGGGTGTGATGCGCTCGCGCGCACCTCGACTATTGACGGTCACACCCATGCCGTTCGTGCCGCGCTTCAGCCCGAATTTCCCAGCCTCTTCGGTCGGAAGCGCGAGCCAACCTCGGCCTTTGGCGCGAATGACTGTCGCCTTCAGCGCCGTCTCGATGATGGCGGCGGCCGATCCGCGAACGGCGACGTACCCGGCGGCGTCGACGCTGTCCTGCCCCTGCGGATACACCTTGCCACGCCACGCTTTCGGCAGCCGATTGCCCTTGAAGGCTCGTTCCGTAGCGCCGCGCACAAGGCCCTTCAGGGCATCCGTTCCCTCCCGCACGCTGACGGTGACGTCGCGGGCCAGCTCCTTCTCGATCTCGGCGGCCAGACCCTCCGCCTCGATGCCGACCCGCGCCCTCATTCGTCATCCTCCCGACGAAGGCCCTTGATGATCTGCCCCTCGACCAGAGGCAGGGCCTCGGACATCAGCAACCGCGTCGCATCGTCCATCGGCCCGCCCAGCTGCGCGAAGGCGACCACGGCGCCGTAGTCCAGGGCGAAGGCGCCGAACCCGCTCGACCTCAACTGGCCGGCGCAGGCGTCGAGGACGTCCCAGACGCGGCGGCCTTGCGGGGTTTTCGGCGCGTGCTGGTCGAAGGGGCAGGGCTCGCCTTCACCCCCGCAGTATTGTCGTCGGCAGCTGTCCCGGCAGTAGGATCCGCCTCCCCCTCCGAACTGCCACTCGGCGAGGGAGACGATCCTTTTTTTTCCGACATCAGGGCGTACACCTCGCTGGCGTACCCCCTGTCGAAGAAATCGAAGATCTCGGGCTCTTGTCCCAACAGGGCCACGACCTGGGCGGGCGTCAGCATCTGGGCGGGCGAGCCGGTATCGTCGGCCACGCCCTCCCATTCGAGCGCGCCGGCCGCCACATAGGCCGCCGTCATGACGAACAGCGCCTGACCCATATGTCCGACGCCGTCGTCATCCATCTCGACCCCGTGAGCCACCATCAGCCCGGCGCTGATCCGCCGTGCTTCCACGATCACAGGCGTCGAGGGCGGAAGCATCTTCACGCGCACGCCGTGCGCCGGCTCCAGCCATTCCGGCTGGGCGGCGATCTTCAGCTGAAGCATGGTTCAGACCTCTCCTCAGGCGCCGTAGGCCGAACCGGCCACGTCGTTGTCGAGGATGACGGTCAGAGCCCGACCAAGCGTCGGATCGACGGCCGCCTGATAGGCGTAATCCGCCTGGATGCCGCCCGGGCCGGTCACAGGCCGCTTCGCCTTGGGAAGGAAGACGCGGTGCTGGATCAGCCGCAATGAGAAGTCGGTGCCCGGCAGCGTCCAGATGTGCTCCAGGTCGCTGGCCTCGCCGTTCTCCGCCTGCAGCTGCAGTTCAGGCCCGCTGAAGCGCGCGCCGATCTGCCCCGTCAGGGCCAGCGCGCCTTCGTCGATCCCGCTGACCCGGCCGTCGCTGCGGATGGCCGGGACTGGGTCGAGACCGTTCGACAGGTTGAACTGGCCGCTGACCAGATCGGCGATCGGCACGCCGTAACGCAGCACGGACCCCGAGAACTGCGAGAAGCGCGCCACCGCCATTTCGGCGGCGACCGTGCCGGCGGCCGACGCGGTGGCGACGGATTCGCCCTGGGCGATCAGACCCAGCGTCGCGGTCAGATTGCCCCCCCGCTGCATCTGAATGCCCAGGGTGTTCGCCTTCACGCCATAGTTCATGTTGAAGGCGGGAACCTCGGGATGCTGAAGCTCGATCGAGGCGGATGGCAGCACCGCCGCGCCGCTGGTGAAGGTGTGACGATACCCGCCCGACGCGGCGCCGCCGGCCAGCGTCGCGCCCGAGGCCGTGGCGTTCGACGCTGGCGTGTCGCCGGCCTCGATCGCAAAGCTGTTGCCGGACACGCCCAGCGTGTCGTGCTGGATCAGAATGGCGTTGCCACGGTCATTCTGGCGATAGGTGGCGGCCGCGACGCCTGTCACGGCGCTGGCGTTCAGGGCGCGCACGGCGTTCGCCACCGTAGCCGGAAGCGTCGCTCCGATCTGGATCTGGTTGGCGGTCGGCGTGCCGGTGACGAAGGTGAAAGCCTGGCCGCCGATGCTGATGGTCGCATTGTTCACGGGCTGGGCCGAAAACGTGATCGTTCCTCGCGCCGCCTTGCCCGCCGCGCTGGTCGGGGCGCCGAGCAGCATCCTCAGCCACACGCCGCTCTGCCGCGCGCAGATGGGCACGACCACGTCGCCGGTGTTCGTCACGGCGTCGCGACCGGGCTCGCTGGGCTCTCGACCCCGGCCCAGGAGTTCACCGTCGATCAGCGGCTGCTCTTCGCCGAGCGACGCCGAGACGAAGGCCATCAGGCCAAAGCCGGTCGCGGGCGGGAAGCCGAAAGTCTGTT